CTTTTTGTCGAAGTCAAGAGGAGTAGCAACGATAAACTTATTATCGGATTGCGAGATACCACGGATGTAATCGTGATAGTCGTCCTCGTCAACATCCTCTTTACCCCACATAAGGGAACTGTTGGAATAGTGGCTGTGCAGAGTATCAAACCGATACCCAATACTGCTTGCAGACATCTCAGGCGAGATATATCCCACATTGAATCCTATCTGCCACACGTGGGTACACATCTTTTCAAGAACCCACGATTTGCCTTGATTTGTACGGGCGAATATGACGAACAACTCATCCCGACGCTGAATGCCGTGAATCAAATCGTCAAGTTCGGGAAATCCGCAGGTAAAGAACCACTGCTCTTGGTGTTCTTTCCTATCAATGAACTGCTCATACCGAATCTCGGCGTCTTTTGCAATATCGACACCGCCCAGTCTGTATGACGGTTGCAGTTCTTTCATCGCGTTTATGAGGTATTCGGATGCCGCGTTACTGTCTGTTTTTAGTAACTCCGCGGCTTTCTGAATGACTGGTACCGATTTATAGTACAGAAATTCCTCACGCGCGGTCTCAACTAAATATCTATCGCTCTCGGTGACCTCGACGAGTTCCACCTCTGGAAATTTTGACAAGAATGTGGCTTTGTCTGGAACATTACCGTACTCTTTGATATGGTCCTGAATGAACTGATATTCCTTTTCGTACCCAACAAAGTATTCTTCCGTCAGTAAATTATCCTCGATGATAGAATTGCTCGAGGTAGCGAGTATTTTGGATAAAATTTGTAGTGCTACCATCAGTCTCTATCTCCTGCGTCATCAAGACTAAACAAGGCATCGAACATTGCTTCTTCCCTCAGCCGTTCGGCCCGTCGCTCGTCCTCTATTCTTTTTACTTCGCACAGTATGGCTTTCAAAGGAATGCCGCATTGCCTTGTCTTGTTTATCGTTTTGGCCAATCTGTCTCTTCCGCTGACTGCCTTGGCCAATCTGTCTCTCATCGTTTATCGCCGCCTTTCAACTCAATCCGGGTAGAGGCATTCCACACACGACTGGCAAGCCGGGCACCGAGAGACCGCTCTATGCCCTGCTGTCGTAAGTTGCCCGTGAAGATGTTGCTCTTGGTGTTTAGAGTGCGCTGGTCAATATAGGTTATCAACTGACTGTGGTCATAGTTGCTCAGGTTCGTACTCGCAACATCATCCCAAACAACCAAATCAACCGTGGGCAAAATGGTCTTCAACTCATCCAACTGCGGATCTGACATCTCAAAGTTTTTCAGTCTGGTGAGCAAAGTAGGTACGTGGAGAAACACACCCCTACATCTAAACCCGTTTCCTGCCCATACCGTGTCAAAGTATTTCAACATCAGTTTGATGGCCCACGAAGTTTTTCCGTTGCCCGTCTTATCGCTGAATATGTACAGGTTCTGCCCGGCACTTACGAACTTGCCGATTTCGTCCTTTATATCCGCGAGGGCACAAAACGCCTCGTAGTCGCAATCATCGGGGGACAGACTGACAGGCTTCCAACGATTTTGCGGAATCTGACTTTTTTCCAGCAAAGATGTCATCTCCAAGTAACGAATACAGTTATCAGAACAGACTGCGGTGCATACTTCCTTGTACACACAGTCCTGAATTCTCATCAAAACTTAGCCCTCCTCCCCTGTTTTTTCAATCTTTCGACCCGTTCTTCTTCGGTGTCAGTGGCCGCATCACAGAACACTCCATCACCTTCGGAAAAAACAGACTTGCCTCCGCTCTTTATCTCATAGAACGAGCACCATCCTTTTTCAATGCTCTGCTCTACGATTTTCACCTTGTCTCCAGATACGGTGCTCAGTCGATTAAGTAATCCTTTCCACTGATTAACACCATACAAAGGCTTTTCTGCGATTGCAAGTCGAATAGGAAGATATTTGATAAGCGCGTCCTGCAATGCGAGATTTTGCGTATAAAGGTAAACCTCGTCTACACACTTCTCGTACAGGCTCTTACGCTTGACCTTTTCTCTTTTTTTGATACTGCCAAGAAAATCGTCACGCAGTTCGGTGGAACTGTAACGATGCGCTTCAAATTCCTCGGCGTCGCTCGTAATATTCCTATCCGTAGGAATATTACTTTCTATTGTATCGGGTTCTATATTATTCAGTGAAAATTCTTCACCAGGGGGTGGTGAAATTTTTTCACTACTGGTGAAATTTGCGACATACTCACAGTGGCGTACCCCGTTTACGATGCTCTCATACTTGGTAAGCAGTCCACGGCTCGTCAAGTCATTCAGGATTGTTTGTACGCTTCTGACCGTGCATCCACACCAGTCTGCAATGTACTGACGGCTACCCGTGTAACGCGATGACCCGTCTTGCGAAAACCCATAGATGACCGCATATACGAGCAACTCGGTACCAGACAGATGTAAGTCTGCCCTCATCCAAGACTGAATTGTTATGTAGGTATTGTCTTTCATAGGTAACTCCCCCTTAGATAGAATGAACTCACAGAGAGAGTGTTACGGGCACTTCCCTGTGAGTTCGGTAGTTGCTATTATAGTTTGTCTGGATTGACACCCGTAATATCAACCACCATAGACTTCAATCGCACCAGCACAGTGACGCAATCTCTTATCTACACTAATAGTATAGCATACCGAGCGCGTTGTTTCAAGTGGAAACGATTATTTTTTGAACGACTTTACGATGTCCTCAACCTGGTCATCGACGGTAGCGTTCACATCGTCGAACAGCATCTGCCGCTCTTTATCCATATCCACCCCTTCCACATCCGGAATACTTCTTTCTTCCGAATATTCGATGGTATAGAAGTTGTCTCTGATTTTGACGGCGACGCGGCTCGTAGCCGAGATTTTCGTGACGGTTGCTTTGCTCTCGTAGCCCATTTTCACTTACCTCTTTTCGATTGAATTGAGATTGCGGCCACGACGAGCGCGACCATAGATGTAATGAAGCCCACGCCGATACCGATGAAGAAACATCCAAGTGCTGAAATGTACATCAGTCCTCATCCTCCGATTTCTTTTTTGCTTTTTTCCGTGTCACCCGCAACTGCACGACCTCTGTGACGGTCTTACAGTCTGCGAGGTCCGTAGCGAAGTCTGCGGAGACCACATTCTTGTACAGGTAGTCTTCCAGCGCGTCCATATCGACGTACTCTTTGGTTTTGATTACGTCGGTAATGTGGTGCTTGCGAAGAACGGCCATCAGTTTTTCTTCGCTGATACTTTCCTTTTCGACCACGATTCGCTTCGCAACAAAGTCATCCGTATTGTGTTCGGTCTCCCCGGCTTCGAGCATCAGGTCCTTGATTTTTGCGTTGGCGGAGTCACAAATCTTTTTGTAACTGTCCAACTCCTGTTTGTTTTCGTAGTATTGCGGGATCAGTTCGTCCAGCGTTTCTCCCCCGATGTTGGGGAAACTCGCTTCGTCTGACAGGTTCAGCCTGCTCATACTTACACGCTCCTTCTGTATCTTTTTTGGGTGATTTCTCCGAGAATTCCACCCCGGCCGTGAGGGATAGAGTTCTTGAATTCAGTGATGGACCAGATGTCCGACTTTTTCCAGTACCGAGTTTGCCGGGCACCGTTCTGAATGTAGTTGGGAAGTTTCTGCGCCAGCGGGTGATTCGGATTGAGTGCTTTCCATCTGTACCAGTTGTTGATGGTCTGCGTGGACGAATTCACGAGAAGCGCGACCTCCTCAATTCTCAGAAGTTTCTCTGCCATTCTTTTTCCTCCTTTAACTTAGCAAGAAATTCAAGAGTTCCAGTTTATTACCTACAATTATACCATCAATCAAGGCATCACTCATCATACCTTTCTTTTCCACGATTTCGTGAATACGCTCGTCAATGGTATCCTTGCACATAATCGTATAGACCGTAATGTTTGTGGTAGTTCCTATTCTGTGGCATCTGTCAATAGCCTGCTGTTTGTTCGCCATTGTCCAGGGCTCGTCTAAGAAGATGACCACTGTTCCTGCGGTAAGCGTAAGTCCAGTTCCCATTGCTCCGATTGTTCCGATAATGAACTTGCACTTCGGGTTGTTCTGGAACCTGTCTACATTGGCCTGTCGTTCCGTGTCCGCAGTTTCCCCGGTAATAACTACCCCGTCGTACTTTTTGCTCAGCCTGCTGTACACAGGTGCAGTTATTTGCGTCCAGTTGCTAAATACGACTACCTTCTTATCGTTTGCTATGCACTCATCGACAAGTTCTTCCAGGCGGTCAATTTTCGCTGATTCAAGAACCGACGACGAGAGAATTCCGGTATAGCCCGTTGCCTGTCTCAGACGAATTAACTCGGCAAGAGGATTGTTCGCCATTTTTATCTTGTCGATATTCATAAGCAGGTCTGCGGACACTTCTTTGTAGATTTGGGCTTGTTTCGGTGTCATTTCCACAAACTCGTCTACATACAGTTTTTCGGGCAAGTCAAGAACCTCATCTTTTCTACGACGGAGCATCATCTCGCCGAGTTGCTCTTGCAGTTCGTTCAGGTTCTTATATCCGACAATTTCATACCCGCCATATCCACCCATCACACAGTAGTGGTTTTTGAACGCATAAAACGGATGTTTTTCGTAACCAAGCCATTTCAACACGATGTACAAATCCATCGGCGTGTTCATCAGCGGAGTCCCCGTCATCGCAACTCGATACTCTGGTTGCAGTTTCAGAATTCCTTTACCCTGCTGACTGCTCGGATTTTTGCATTTGTGAATTTCGTCTAAGGCGACCATAGGAATCTTTCCAGATTTACAAAGTTCTCCTAACTTTGTTTGGATAGTTGTGTCGCGTAGACTTTCCACATTGGTAATGATGAAGTAACTGGATATTTTGTCCAAGTTGTCGATGTCTGCAATTTTGTCTTTGGTGGATCCTATTGTCCACTTTCCGCAGTTGTTGGATTCAATGATGCTACGATTTCCGTGTTTACCTGCCCATCGCTGCCCCAAGATCCAGCCCGTTTCATTTGAGTGGGTCTGTATTTCGTTC